CGATTGCCAGTCGATCCGCCGCCACCGCCACTTGACCGCACCGGCCGCGCCGGCAGGTTCGGAATCTGCACCGGCTCGCCTTCTTCGGTAATGCCGACGCCGCGCATGGAGTCGTACCAGCGAATCTGCTTGTTCGGCGTGCCCATGCTCTTGGCAATGTCTTCCGGATTGCCGCCGCCCAGCACGGATTTGAAGGCTGCCTGCGCCTGACTGCCTTTCAGTCCAAGCTGATGCACGACCTGCGCCGCCCCGATGATCTTGGCCATTTGCCGGCGATTGCTGGCGATCTCCGGCGGCAACTCGATGCCGCGCTGGCGACCCCAATTCAGCGCCATCTGCACATCCGCCTCTGTCTTGGCGCTCCCCAGCATAGAGACGAACTTGTCGTCCATGGCGTCTGCAGCCTTCCGGTCTTCCTGCGCCAGACGAAAGGCCTCTGTGCCGGCCCCGCCTTCGACAAGCGTTCTGACTGCGCTGCCATTGCGCATCCGCGGAGAAGCGGGTGCCGCCGGAACCGCAGCTTGAGGAGGCGACGCAGGAGAAGGCGTCTGCTGCGGACCGGCGACAACCTGTGAGATCGGACTGGCCGGCGGCTGGTCTGCAGGCACCTGAATCTGCCCCGGTTGCTGCGCCACCACGCCAGAAATAGCGGGCTGGTCGTACATGCCCATGGCGGCCTGCCCGAGCGCCTTGTTCTTGACCTGCTCCTGCCTGCGCTGATCACGGCGGTAATCGCGCTCCTCGCGCTGGTAGGCCGCATTCTCCCCGGCCTGCAGGGCGGCAATTGCCGGATTGACGGTGATGTAGTTAGGCATGATCAGCTGTCATAACGCGAACCGCGGTCGTCCCTGGCGAAGATGCTGCCGATATTCCCCAAGGTCTGCGCCCAAAGTGAGCCATTTGCGGTAGCCGCATTGGCGGTCGTGTCGCCCATGCCAGTCAGGGTATTGGCCGTCTGCTGGCCCAATTGGCTGGCCAGATTGGCTTGACCCGTAGCGGCACCCGTCGCCTGCCCGGCAAGGTTTGTCGCGGCCGTATCGACGCGGCCGCGGTTGCGCTCGACCATTCCGGACTTGGTGCGGTTCATCACGTCGTTGTGGACGCGCGCCACGCTGCGGCCAGCGCCACGCAGGCCTGACTTTGCCAAGCCAGCGTTCAGATTGCGGCTGGTGTCAGCCAACTGGATTTCCTGGGCAGGAGTAATCCGGTTTGGATCTCCGGCGACAATTTGCTGAAGGTGGGCTACGCCAGGCGCGGCATTGCGCTCGAGTTTTTTCAGGTGTTCCTGTGCGATCGCGTTGCCCTCGCGATGCGCCTGCAGTGCATTCCGGCTGGCCTCGATAGACGCATCCGCGGCTTCCTCGTTGGCATCACTGGCAAACATGCCGCCAATGAGCGACGCCCCTGCACCAATAAGATCGCCAAACCAGCCCATGATTACCTCGCCACGATCCGGCCGATGACAGGACTGCCGGCCATCGATTGAGCGATATCCGGATCGCCCATACCTTGTGACATCCCGGACTGCATGGGTTGCATGCCTCCTGGTTGCTGACCGACGGCAGCCTGCGCCATCTGCGGGTCATTCGCCACTTGGGCACCGGCGCTACCGAATTCGTCCATGAATTCACCGTTGGCCATCGCCGCCTCGGCACCAAGTTCCGCCGAGTAGTTGATGCCCTCAGAGTAGATGCGCAGCGCCTCCTCGATATTTCCTGACTTGACGGCCTCTACGGCCGGCGCAATGAATTGGCCGAAGATATGCCTGTAGACTTCCTGTGCGTCTGGACGGCTATCGACGGCCTCGACGACATCGGGCGCCATCATGTAATACTGATTCACCAGCATTTTGCCCTGCGGGGTTGCAGACATCACGTTGTCGCGGAACCAGCGCAGGACGTTCAGCGGCTCGGATTGTTCGACGGCCTGGTCATCCATGCCCATTCCGTTCATGGTGGCCTTGGTGATGTGGCAACCGCCAGCACCAGCACCGGCACCGGCACCGCCATCTGCGCTTGTAGTGCCATCCGCAGAATTCGCCGCACCGGAGTCGACTGCAGTTGAATTGTCCGAGGTTGGGGCTGTAGTGCCATCCGCAGAATTCGCCGCACCGGAGTCGACTGCAGTTGAATTGTCCGCAACCGCAACGCTGTTGTTTGCGTTATTGGCGGCATCCACTTCACCGACAACTGAAGGAGGGTCTGGCGGGGCAACGGGTGATACTGTAGCCACGCTATTGGATGGGGCTACCGCACCTGTCGCCGGGCCATTCGTTACCCCTGTGTCGTTATCATTCGCATTGACGGCGGCCATGTGGTTCATGACCAAACTAATCACCCCTAATGGCCCAAACGGGACGCTCGTCAATGCTTCAAGGCTGAATGGCGTGTTTGGTCCGTTCACGTTGCCCGGGGTTGAATCTGCATCACCACCCCATCCATAACTTGCATTGAAAGGGCTTTTGCTTTCACTGCGGCTCGCTTCTACTTGCGGCTGGGCGATCACGTTGGCAATCGGCAGTTGATAGTTCGGCGCCGCGCCATACAGCGCGGCGTAATTGGCTGGCACCAGATTGCCATAGGCGTCCGTGACCATGCCGCCGAACCCGGCCGCCCTGGTTCTGCCTGGCGTATAGGGTGAAATGGCCGTCGGTGTGTTTGTCTGCGCTGTTCCCGATCGATACGACGTGTTACGTCTGTCAGCCATTCTCGGCCTCCTATCGTTGAATCTGCCACGCGAACGTCACGCTGTTCGAGGTTCCCGGTGCCGCAGATACCGTGACGGTGAACGTCGTCGTGGTCTTTGCGACGGCTGTCACAGTGTAGGCTCCCACTGCTGGTGTCCCACTGGCAGACTGCGCGGTCAGCGCGACATGGTAGTTGGTGTTCGTCTGCGCCGCCGGCAGCGTAACCAGGGCGGTCGAATTGGTGCCGGAAACAGTCACCGTGCCGGATGGCATGGCATCCAGTCGTTCCTTTTGCTGGAGAGATAGCAGGAGGGCGATGTTTGCCGTGTTCTGCGCCGTCGCCACGGTTCCGCTTGCCGGATCGGTGAGCTCCGCGAATTCCGTAGATTTGGCGTAGGCTCCGCTTAATTCAACTGCCTTATAAAAGCCCCAAGCCCACTCTATGACGGCAGCCAGATCTGCATTCGGGTTCCCGGTCAGTCTGGGTGGGGTCGGAACTGAACGAACCTCAGCCATCAGCCAATCGCCTCGACCAGCGCGTCAATCCGGCGAATCTCAACCTCGCAGGCGGCCGTAATCTCCCACTCGACCTGGAAGGTGTCGGCAATCCCCATGCCGCCGAATTCGATTGCCATCTGTTTATGGCCGGCCCGCCCGAGCCCCTTGCGGCGCCAGCGTGTCCAGTCCTTGTTGTCACGACGCACCCGCACGCTGATTGCCGGCTCGTCGGCATCAGATCCCACAAGGCCGCGCTTGAGCGTGATCCGCATGTTGTCGACCCTGGTCGTAATCCCGAAACGGTAATGTGCGGTACGGCCAAGGACGCGGCGAGTCGTGCCGGCATTGGTATAGGCGTCGGCACGCATTTCATAGACGCGGCCGGCACCGCCGACAAAATGCCGGTTCCACAGGGAATAGTAGGACCACCCCGGCCAGCGCTCCGGCAGGCCAAGCCCGTCGTTCCAGCCAAACAGGTTGAACCACTTCTTCTGGCGGTAATCGTAGAGCGCTGTCACCCCCTTGGTTTCGTAGACATTCATGGCCTGCGGCATCTGCAGGAGGATGAACTTCTGACCGAGGATATTGATCGGGACCGCCCAGGCATCCGTCCAGTCGTCGATCGCCTCCAGGCTCATGCCGATACTGTCGGAGACATCATGCGACAGTTGCCCGGTGATCTTCACGAACTCCTTGAGACGATTGACAGCCCAGACGCCGTTATCCACGGCAACCGCGGTGTAGGGTGCATAGACGCCCTCACCGACAGACCAGCGCCGGAAGAACGGCGTGTCGCCGGATGGCAGCCGCTCGAACTGCTCTATGGATTCAGGCCCGGCCATGATGAGCTCGCGGAACGGCGTAACGATGGCGGCATTCAGGTCATCCGGCTTGCCTTCCGCCGAAAAGACATTGATCGGATCCCAAACCCTGTAGCCGTCAGGTTCTGAGTGGTAGAAGCGTCCGCTGTTCTTCTCGATGGCGACGACGTAGCCGTCGACAAACCTGGCATGCGTTGATTCCGGCGCCTCCCGCGCCAGCATCTCGGTCTCCATCTTGGCCAGCCGCACGATGGGACCGCCGGCGGCCATCAGGAGCTCGTTTTCTGTCCGGTCAAAGATGACGCGCTTGCCGCCAGCCACGGAGACAGCCGTCACGTCGCGCTTGTTGGCCAGTCGATCGATCAGCGTGACCCGGCCGTTCGTCACCGCGACCAAATCGCCGCGCCATTCGTCTAAATAGGTTGGTGCCGACCCACCCAATGTGGCGAAGTCGATAAGCCCAGGGAATGCCGAGACGCCGCCTTCATCCGTGGCAAAGCAGTTTTCCAGCGCGGCGTTTCCCTTGGTCAGAACGGCTTCCTTGACGTTCTGCATGAGGTTCCCCTTGCCCAGGGGGATTTCCTGCCATTTGGCCATCAGGACGACACGACCTCGACGCCAGCCGTCCACTCGATGGTCTTGGCGGCGGCGCCCGTGACAAGAATCTGGATCTCGCCCTGATTGGCAGCGAAGTCGGCATTCCAGGCAGCATCCGTTTCAACCGCCGTCTCTATGCTGGCGGTAGAGCCGAGCAATGCAGCATTCTGCGGCGTCAGCGTGCCATTGACCGTGGCCGCCCCGCCCAGGGCGCCCGTGATGGCCTCGTTGTTCAGGAAGACCCCGACGATATCGATCAGCGTCAGGGTTCCGGTGGCGCCGGAATCTGAATCCGCCACGATACGCGCCGTGGCTCCGGACGTGCCGCCGGTAACGATCTCGCCCAAGGTGAAATTCGCAGTTTGCGCCTGATAGGCCAGCGTCGAACCCGGCCGGCGCGCCGAGCGCGCAATGTGGTATCTGGCGTAGTCCTGCCCATTTCGCTGCCTGCCGATCACCACGGCACGGATGTTCACCACCTGTCCGGGTTCGAGGTTGATCGACCACGCCTCTGTTGCCGTAGCGTCTGCCGTCAGCCCGGCCGAAGCCGGCAGGGATTCCCATATCGACTGCCGGCGTATCCACTTGGCGCCATCGACGCCATTCACCGTCAGCGTGGCGTCCTCGACGCAATCCAGCACCAGAATAGGATTGGTGACGAGCGCCAGGGTGTAAGTACCGCCGGTCAGTTCCATGCCGGAGAACACGACATCCTGGCACGTCCCGGCAAAGGTGCTGATTCCAGAATCGATGGCGCCATCCCGCAGGCGCAGGCCGATTACCTTGTTGTCGGTCTTCGTGGTGTCGTCATCGTCGAGAACCTCCAGATTGTTGGTGTTGGCGTACCACCAGCAGCCGCCGAGCGTCGTCCAGCGCGCCCCCTTGATCTTGACTGCGGTTCCGGTGTTGCTCTCGAAACCGACATCCGACAACGTATTGTGATAGACGCGCTTGTCCTCATAGGAGAGTTCGACGCCAATGCCGGTACAGGTTGTCACCAGACCGCCGTTCCAGCGGTTGTTGCTGAATTCCTCGCCATCCGACCCGCCGCCGGCATCGAGGTCGCCATGCAGTTTGGCCCCGGTAACGCAGTTGTCAATATAGAGATTCGTCCAATCGGCCGCGTAGCCACCCTTGTAGTAAAGACCTGTCTCGAAGCGCTTGACCAACACGTTGTCGAATACCGTTTCGTCGTTGGCTTTTGAGAATACGCCGACTGACCCGGCCTGGAGGCTGACGCCATCCAGCGTCAGCGAGCGAAAGCCGGCGCCGTCTCCGGTGAGCGTGACGGCGCGATCCGCAACCTGCGACTGCAGAATGGTGACGCCGCGCCCGCGGCCGCGCAGGACGACATTCTGCGGAATGGTGATCTGGTTGAACGGCCATGTTCCTTCCGGCACCAGCACTTCACCGCCGCTGATGGCCGCTGCCGCGGCAATGGCGGCATTCAGTATGGCCGTGTTGCCGCTGGCCGACGATGCACTCAGCGTTCCGTAGGACTCGGCATTGATCTCGTCGGCCAGCACGTCTTCCAGGGCGCGCGCCTGCGGACCGTTGGCTGGCGTGACAAGCGCCTCGCTGGCATTCTCTCCGGACAGCGTGACAATCGGCGGGCGCTGCACGCCGGTTTGATCGGTCGAGTTGATTTCGAGTTCATAGGCCGCGCCGACATAGATCGGCAAGGTGAATTTGCCGTAGTCAGTGCCGTCAATGATCTTCGACGACAATACCTGCGGATTGCCGGCGGATATCGTCAGCGCCTCATCGAGGAAGCAGTTGAGCAGCGTGGTTGTCCCGGCCTGATATATCTTGACCGTTGCCCCGCCGTAGCCAGGCTGCCAGAGATCGAATTCCTGAACCCTCATCATTCACCCCGCTATCATCATTCCGGCGCATCCTTCGTCGCCCAACTCGCTACGTAAATCCCCTGCACATGGCCCAGCAGTGCTGCGGCGAGATCAGTGATCTGCGCGACATCCATCTGATGCGTCACGTTGTCCATTGTGCGAACCGGCACTGTCGCGTCCGCCGGCAGGATGCCGACGTTGAAGGCCAACACATATCCTGTCATCTGCGCCTGGAAGACGGTATCGCAGTGCCAGCGGTTCCCGCCGTGCTCGAAGCCCGCCGCCATGGCTTCGTTGAGTTTTTCTTCCGCGCGCTGCCTGCGCTTTGCCCTCTTTAATTCCTTCACTTCTGCCGCAGGCTTCGGCGTGTTCACCACGTAGGGCGGCTCGTCGATCTCCTGCACGAAATGCGTTTCTTCGCTTTCCCGCAGCGGATCCTGAATCTCAATGACATTGAACCTCTTGCGATTCGCGGGACTGGTCAGGTCTATTCCATGCTCGCCGGTTTCCGGGTCGTCGTAGCGCACATCGATATTGATGCGCCTGCCGTTCTTGATGAACATTACGGATTCCCTTCTGCGTTGTTGTACTTGAACACTCCGTCATTCGCCGCGACGGAAAACGTGTTGCTTCCCGCCGTGTTGTAGCTGGCGCTACTGGTGCGAACCTTGAAACCCCCTGCCAGTTTGTCGGCATGAGTTCCCCAGGTCACGGCGTTGCCGTTGATAGTCATGGAAGTTGGTGTGCCGTTGAGCCAAACGAACGGGCCATCTGCTGCCGCGTTTCCGGTGAATGAGCCGGAAGTGGTCACGCTGCCTGCTGGCCGGTTCTTCGTGTTGAGTGCCTTGAAGCCTGTCGGGGGCGTGTAGGCAAAGGCACGCTGGCCGAAGTTGAGTGTAAACGTACAAGTAACCGCTGAACTGCTTCCTCTCCCGACTGCCGGACTCCAAACACCAGATAGCCCTGTTGCAACAGGATTGCCGGAATTAGCGGCAGTACCATTCACCGAGTAGTACAGTTTTCCAGCATCTACCCAAAATGCCAACAGCGCACCGTCTGACCATCCTGTGTAAGTTCCAACCGTCGACCCATTTACTACTACGCCACCAGCAGATGTGACATATATCCCGCCAGTACCAGACAAAGACGACGTGACAGCTAAATCTTCTCTAGCCAGTCCGACCGTGCCGTGCGTTGCATCATTAGTATCAGTCAGGATTTCCCAATACTTTTTATCAACCGTGGCGATATCAAAGAACTGAGAACTCTTTATATGACTGTTCGCAATGGCATTAGTGTTTGTAACGCGCAGAGTGCCGTTGGAAATTGTGTGGTTTGACGCAGCCGCGACAGGATTTAATGTGCACCAGTTATTCGTCGGCGTGTCTTCCATCCAGTCATCATTTACCCCGGCGCTGCGCGTGAAGTTGGTCAGCGTCCAGTTGTTGCCCTTGCCGGAGAAGTCGTAGCCAAGCGTGGTGGTGGATGTGCCGTCGTTGAAGTCCAGCATGAAGCTGTTGGTGCCACCGGCATCGACCACGGACTTGACGGCAGCAGCGGGCTTGCTGCGCCACTGGCCATTAGGGTCGGTGTAGGCGAAGTTGGAAGCCGGAATCCTGGAGCCATAGACAAGGCATACCCGAGCCATGTACCCGCCTAAGTAGGTCGCTGCGGTTGCTTGCCTGCCAAGGTACTGGATGACTGCCGCCCCGAAGGACATATCTCGGTTCAATGCCGGATACGTCGCACCGCCGGCATGGGACAGGACGGCCCCGTTGACAGTAAAGACAACTCTGTCCGCAGCTGTCGCCTGAGTCGTATCCCACCCAACGACTACATGCAGCCATGCGGTCGGGTCACGATACTGTGCAGAAGTTTTAACCTGAGTTGTTCCAGCGGTAGAAATCAGTGTGAGAGTATTGTCACTCTCGAATCCGATCTGGTCATATGAGGAACCCTTGTCCGCCGACAACAGCGGTTGTAGGGCAACAGAAAGTTCGCTGCGCTTGACCCACAGGGAGAGCGTGCCTATCTTCTGATCCGCCGCGCCGGCGGGGGTCTTGCTGATGTAGGCAGAGTCTGCCGAATTGAAGCGCAATGACCGCCCGATCTCCGGGAGTTGCGATCTTCCGCCGATATGCCCAACGATCATCAGTACGGCCCGATCACCGAGCAGTAGGCATTTGTGCCATCGCTCGTATAGTCTATTCTGTAGGTGCCGGTTGCCGAGAGGATGGTCAGGTCGCTGGTGGAAATCTTCGTGTTGGCATGCGCACTGACGGCATAACTGCTGCCGTTTACGAAGATGACCGATCCGGAAATGCCATCGGACTGGTTGGCGAAGGTGAGCGTGACGGCGCCGGTAGGCGTGCATTTGAAGTTCTGCTTCGCGCCGAGATCAAATGATCCGTCGTTGTCGGACAGATATGCCGAGCGCTGCGGCGCCGTGAAGTTCTGCGCGATATCGATGCCGGCCACCGTCAGACTGGCGTCAGGTAAGGTGATCGTGCGATCGTCTGTCGGATCTGCGACAACCACATCCGTCTCGAAGTCGTTGTCCGTCGCACCCTCGAACTTGATCTTCGTGCCGGCGCCCATGATCAGGTCGCCAGTCATGATGTCTCCGGCCTTGTCCAGCTTCGCGGCCAGGTTGGCTGAGAGATCGACGAAGTATTTCCACTTGTTTGCCGCCAGGTCTGTGGCGAAGGTTCCCGACGTGTGGGCGGCCACGCACAGGTACATCACGTTCGAATAAACGGCGGTGTCGTTTCTCGCATAGGCGGTGGTCGTCAGCCAGTCGCCGCGGTGGCGGAATACGTAGTCTCCCGTGTCGTTCCAGGACGCGCCGCTGTCGAAGCTGTACTGCAGCTTGGCCGTGGCCTGATCGACACGGAATTCCGGCATGCTGCTGATGATTCCCGTATCGTGATCCGGCACGGTGATGCCGGAGATGGTGGCAACGACTGGCTCATCGATGTAGATGGCGCCCTGGCTCTTGCCCTCGCTGTCCAGCAACATCGGGTTCTCGTGCTGGTCGCTGCCGGTTGGCGCCGTGTACAGCGTTGCATGCGTCGTGGTCTTGGCACCGCCCGAGACGGTCCAGAAGTCGACTTGGGCACCTGAATAGATCGGGTTGGCCAGACTGAATTCGATGATGGCTTTGCGTGGCATGAATCAGGCTCCCCAGGCTTGCGTGCGGCGAACGCCGCGCTTCTCGCGGTTGGAATAGGCCGTCAGGCGTGCACGCGACGTCTCAGCGTCTCGTTTGATGTCGTCGGTTTCGGATTTCATCAGGCGGCGCACCGGGCCGCTGCCGATGTCGGCTGCCGTCTGGTTGATGATCCAGCGCTGCCACTCGACAGGCCATCCGTGCGGGACATTGCCGCTCGTCGCCGCGCCAACCTTGACGGTGACGGTGTTGGCGTAGGTCTGGCAGACAAGGCGCAGGGTGTAAATGCCGGCCGAAACCGGAACCGGATGGACGTAGAGATTCTGATCGTCCTTCAGGCGGTCGATATAGACTATCTCTGGCTTCCCGGTGGCATCCTTGTCGGTGATCGCCTCGTACTCGCGCCGGCTGACCAGCCTCACCTCGCCATCGTTGCCGCTGCTGTCGCGCAGGTAGGCGTCTGCCGGAAAGATGATGCCGTTGCCCGGGTAGCTCTGCCCGGCGGCATCTGAAAGATCATAGGAATTCGCGGTAGTCAGCGGGATATCGATGGTGACTGGAATCAGCCAATGGCAGCGCTCGGCGCCGACGAACTCGGCGATGGCCATATCCATCCAGAACAGGGTTTCATGCAGTTCCTCTGGATCGGCCGCCGTGTCGTTGATCGAGAAAGCCCCGATCTTGCGAAGCGCCCGCTCCGCAAGTTCCCTGGCGGAGAACAGGCGCGACATCTATCAAGCCGCCTTCTTCTTGATCAGCGGGGAATCCTCGATCACCTTCTCGATGCCGTCGAGTTCGGAGATCTTGCCCTCTGAACCACGGGAGACACCTTCGTCTCTCCGGCTGGCAGTCTTGATGAAATCGATCAGTTCGGTATCGCTGGAGGTTTTCTTGAGCTCTTCCGAGCCAGGCAGAATCTTGGCGCGCTTCCACAGTGCCGCGCGGCTCAGTTCCTCGTATTCTGCAACGACTTCGCCTTCGCCCAGCTTGAGCGGCTGGCTGTCATCGCGCCTTGCCACCGGCTTCATGACGTTGCCCTTGGCGTCCTCGACGATGAATGCCTTGTCGACGAGGAACTTCATGGCATGGTCGAGCGGCATCTCGGTGTGCTCATCCGAGCGCAGCTTGTAAACCTTGGTGATGGGTTCTCCGCTCGGGATGACCTGGACGATTATTTCATGCGTGCGCGCCTCTCCGGGCCTGGCCATCGTGTCCCTGACGAACGCGACTTCTTCCTTTTCCTCTGCCATGCGGTTCTCCTTGAAAAGCGGGGCAGGTTTCCCTGCCCCTATGTACCGTGCGCTTACGCGGTGAGGATGTACGGAAGGATCAGGAACCCTTCCGCCGTGTCCGCAGCAGCGAGGAGCGTGTAGGTGATACTGACAGCGTTCGACCCGGTGATGACGTGGGCCTCGTGGGTCAAGTCGCCGGCGTTTACCGAGTCCTGAACCTCGAACAGCGCTCCCAGCGTGTTGCCGGCGTTGGCGATGGTTGCCCGCACCAGTCCGACCGTCGCGCAGGAAACCGCGTCGATGAAGCCGTCGGCGTCACCGGCGGTCTCGCTCGACTTCAGGCCAGCTTCCAGGGTGATAGCGGCATCCGCGGTGGTGATGCGCACCAGCGGAGTCGGCAACACGGCCGCATAGAGCGGGAAGTCGAAGCCTGTATCTGTCTCTGTCGCCGCCGTGGTATCGGCGATTGAGAACGGAATCTTGGCCACCTGGTTGAGTTGCTGGGTGTCGACCGCGAAGTCATAGCCGCCGCTGCCCGGAACCACGCCTGTCTTGACGAGGAACTGGCCACCGGGTGCCATGATGTAGAGGTCGACCGCATTGACCGTATTGGCGACGTAGAACTCCGCGCCGCCATTGGTCATGGAAACCGGGTTGGCTTGGGCTGTCCCGTCCTTTTTCAGGAGAGTTTCCTTCTGCGCATCCCCGGACTTTGCGACGTAGCAGACGCCACCGGCAGCGGTGATCATCTCGCCGGCCATTACGCCGGCGCCAACGCCATACAACTGGATATTGACTTTCTGCATCTTCGTATCCTCCGGTTAGTTGGCCGCGGCCGCAGTCTTGATCGACACGCAGCCGTAGTCCTCCCGCGACTGGTTGTCGAAGCGGGATTTGAACTGCGGCTTGAGCATGCCGACGATGCGGCTGATGCCAATGGCCGGCCGGTTGCCGTAGTCGGTGTTGTCCGACTCGTTCATGCCGGGCGTGCCGTCGTTGAGTTCGGCGTAGCCCATGGCCTGCGCCCCCAGCAGCATGGCCTGCGCGCCGTGAATGGTGCCGCCGGCGCCCCAACGGTTGCCGCTGCCGAGGCCAAGGGTGTTGTAGACCTTCTGGTGGTCGTAGATCACGACATCCGAGATGATCTTCTTGGCGTTGTTGAACAGCGGGTTGTCGAGGCCGCGCGGCATGGCCTGGGCGTGCAGGGTCTTGTAGTCGCTCGACTGCTCGAGATCGCGGCACTGCTCGGTGCTGCAGACCAGGAAGTAGAAGTTGCGACCGCCAGCCCGCACGGGACGGATGCGCTTGCGCTTGGCGAAGGACTTGGCCTGAATCACCAGATCCCATGTCAGCTTGTCGGAGGCCGTAATGGTGGCTTCCGAAGTCGCTGCGCCGGCATGCATGACGCGGTTGGTGGAAGCCGCCGCCACGTCGGCCGCGAAGGATAACTGCGGCAGCTGGGAGCCGGTGCGGGTCGAGCCGTCCGTATTCACGGAGAAGGCGCGGCCGGCGGCCACCAGGAACTGCAGTTCGTCCAGCGTGTCGGCCAGCCAGAATGCCAGGGCATCCTTGCCTTGCGCGCGGAAGCGGATGACCGTCTGCTGTTCGCTCATGCGGCCTTTCGAGCGCACGCCGTTTCGCAGTTGGTCGATACGGATGGTCTGAGTATCCGCCAGCAGCGAAGCCTCATTCCCCTCCAATTGGTTGTCGCCCACCACGCCGCCGCCGGACAGATCCGCGACCAGCGGCATGACGCATTCCGTGCCACGCTCGGTCTTGGTCAGTTCGGTGACGCGCTGGACGGGCTTGGTCGTGTCGTTCGTGCCAGAAGACATGAAGCCGTTCGACATCCAGAAATTGTCGTCGCGGCCCTGCTTGCTGACTTGAAGCGACCAGACCTTTTTCTGGAGCTCGCTGAGAGCCCCAAAGTCAGTCGTTGCCATTTTTCAACACTCCTTATCCTGTTCGTCCGAAAAGTTGCCCGTGCAACCGGGCTTTCACGGTCGGCATGGAATCCAGCATCGCCAGGGCTTCGTCATCGGTCATGCCATCCATCTTGGCCATGATCTCTGCGTCGCTCGGCGTCACACCGGATGCGGCCGACCCCATCTTCGATACGTCGGGCGGCATGGTTTCGGCGAGTTTCAGCTTTGCGTCACGCGCGGCTGCCGTATCGCTCAAACCTGCGGCCTTCTCGGGCGGCTGGCCGGATTCAGGAGTTTTGGGGGTTTCCCCATACAGGCGGGTTGCAATCTTCGCAATCCGTTCGCGCAGTTGCTTGGTGCCTTCGACACCGGCCCGGATCGGCTTGCCTTCGGCACGCGCCTCCTCGTAAGCCAGGGTTGCCAGCGATTGCGTCTGCGATTCGGTGAGCTTGTTGAGTACCGGGTATTTATTGACCAACTGGACGACATGCTCCTCCAGTGATTGATCATTTCGTACCACGTCCTCGTTGCGCCGGGATTCCTTGATCTGGTCGATACTGTCAGACAGCTTCCGCTCCTCGCGCTTCCATTCGACGGCGCTGATTTCGCCCTTGTCGAACTTCTCCGCCAGTGCTTCCTGCTGCGCGTACAGGCCTTCCAGTGGATCATCGGGTTGTTCCGGTTCGGCTTGCCTGCCGGCGTCTGCCGGTTGCTCGCCTGGCCTGGCCATGGATGACAGGACTTCAACCTGTCCTTCCAGTTGGGCGGCGCGCATTTCGGCTGCTTGCCGGAGCTTGCGCTCCTTGTAGACGGCCGATACGGGCACCTTCGGTTCATCCCGCTTTTCCGGCGCTTTCTGCTCTCCTGGCTTGGCTTCCCCTTGGGCCTCACCTTCGACCGGCTTGGTTTCCGGCTTGGTTTCCGCCTTGAGGGCTGCTTCGGCCGCCGCCAGTTCCGCTTCGTAGGGGTCTGACGGTTCCGCAGTCTGCGCGCTCTCCGGTTGCACCGGAGCCTGTTGTCCTTCCTCTGCCTTGATCGCTTCCGCGACCTTCTCAATATCAGCCATTGCCCTATCCTTTCCAGGTCGGATTCCCGTTCGCCCGCATGCTCCCGGCGGCGGAGTGTTGCCTGTTCAACGGACAGGCTCCGCTTTCGCCCGATTACCCCCGGCGGCAGGGTTGGCCGGCGGGCGCTACCCGCCAGACCTGAATCAGTCGCG